CACCCAGACCTTATTCGTACTAGTGCGTTTAACTATGACATGATGACAGGCACAGGATCAAAGTACGCTTACGAGATAGTTAAAGATGGCGCTTTAGAGGGGGTAAACAACAGTCAAAAGTTTGACTTGTTGATTAATTACGTTAAAGATTTTCTTGACGAGAATGAAGAGAACAAGGTAGTTATATTTGCTACTTATGTAGACATGCTGGAAAAGATTTCTACTGCTTTAGGTCCAAATATGTGCGTCACTTACTCAGGGCGCATTGACGCTAAGACCAAAGAAGATAATAAAATTGCGTTTAACACTCTTCCCAATATTCGCGCTTTTATATCCTCTGACGCTGGTGGTTATGGGGTTGATTTGCCTGCTGCTAACCTACTGATTAATTATGATTTACCTTGGTCTGCGGGGTCTGCTACTCAACGAAACGGGCGTATTATGCGAGCCTCCTCAAAGTGGGCCACCATAGTTGTGCAAGACCTACTAGTGGCTGGTTCTATTGAGATTAGACAGCACGAGATGTTGCAACATAAAAACGCCGTAGCCAGCGCTGTTATTGACGGCAAGGGTATAAATGAGGCTGGTGGAGTAGATATGAGCGTAGGCAGTTTAAGCGGGTTCCTGCGCCTATCTTCGGTATAATTTCCAGATGCCTAACGCACCTAAGACCCCTACGCGTACTATCCGCGTCCCAGATGACCTCTGGACCGCGGTTCAGAAGAAGGCCGCCCTTGAGAAGGTTACTGTGACCAGCATCATAATTAAAGCCCTTGAGGATTACCTAACCCCGCTTGACAGCTAAATAAGTCTTCGACTATCTTTGACCTCGAAAGGGGTTGGATATGTCTATAAACAAAGAAGATTTAACACGTAACGTCCAACAGTTCGTGTCGCTTAAAGATGAGATTAATCTCCTTACAAACCGTCAAAAAGAGATAAAGACTCGTCTTATTGACCTGCTTAAAGAATACGGTGAGGTTGACTCAAAAGGTCACATCGTTCTTGAGGTAGACGACAAAGTAACTGGTGTTGATAAAATTACTCATCAACGAAAAGTTATTAAAAACCTTGACATGGATATTGCAGAAAAAATTATCCAAGAAAAAGGTTTAACAGAGCGTTGTGTCAAAATGGTTCCTACGTTAGATGAAGCAGAGATCATGGCTGCGTTCTACCGCGATGAACTAACAGAAGCAGATATTGACGCCATGTTCCCCGAAAAAGTTATTTACGCCTTTATCGTTTAATATGGAACACATGAGTAATTCAAACAATGCTAAAGACTTTATTGAGTCTACTTTTGCTAGCTTGGATAACTTTTATCCAGGCAGTAAACGCAAACGCCGAGAAGATGTAAAGCCACAAAAAGTACAAGTTGAGTGGGACTCTAAACCAGTCATTAAAACACTACCTAACGGAACTAGTGTGGAGATGTTTACTCTTGGAGCGTTGGCAAATGCTTTAGGTCGCCCTATCATTACACTACGTGCGTGGATGGGCGAAGGTTACCTACCTACATCTCCTTATCGTTTGCCGTCAACAGTTGACAAAAACGGTAAGGAGGTACAAGGTAAGCGCTTGTACACAAGACCAATGATTGAGGTAACGGTAGAACTGTTTAATAAGGCTGGCGTACTTACGGCAAAGCGTATAGAATGGTCTACTAACCGGCACCTCATAACTGAGATAGCCGAGGCTTGGGATAACATCCAAGCAACGGAAACAGAAAACAACTAAAACAAAGGAAATATATGTCAATTAATCGAGTTCCAAATGCAGATGAGTACGTTTCAGAAACTGAAGCGTTTGTAATCGAAGACCGCCCAGTTGCGGCTTCATCAACAGCAGTTCAATCAGGTTGGGATGCCGCTGAAAAATTAGCGGGCACAGCAGGTGATTTCCCAGTTGAATTAAAGCTTGGAGAAGACTTCCAAGTTATTAAGTTCCTTGACCCAGATGGTCCATTTGCAACATATAAGCAACACTTCCTACAGCAAAAAACTGTTGGTCGTCGTTCATACATTTCTCTTGGTGCTAACGATCCATTGTGCACCAAACTCAATAGCAAGCCTGAGGACAAGCGTGCGTTTACCGTCGCTAACCTTAGCGCTCCAGGCGGTCCACAGCGTCAGATGATGATTGCTACACCGCGTCTTTACAAGACACTACACGCTGCACACTTCTCACCTCAGGGCCCACTGAATAAAAATTTTTGGGCACTTAGTCGTACAGGTAAGATGCAGCAAACTGTTTACCACCTAAATGCAATCAAGGGCCGAGACCTCCAAGAGGACTGGGGCATTGAAGAAGCAGCAGCCGAAGCAGCAATCGCGCAAATGGCGTGTTATACCAAGGATGATATTAAAACTCATTCATGGGCAGAGTTGGAAGAAATTGCCAACTCATTGTTAGCTTAAGCAAACTAGCTGTCTAAGGGCTGGGGGCTTTCTTTCCCCCTTTCTGGAGTCTCCAGCTCTTAGACCCTTAAAGGGGTATGCATGAATATAATTACGACTAAAGAACAATTACAGGAATTAGTTGACCACTACTCAAAGGTTGATGCTTTTGCGTATGACGTTGAAACTGTAGGCGACCGTCGTGGTGATACTCCAATAAATGAGGTTTTGTGGATTACGTTAGCCACACACGGGCGAGCAGACGTTATCCCAATGGGACATCCTCACGGAGAGTTACTAGATGTGGTTTATCCACTAACTGGTCAGGGAGAAAAACGCGTAGAAAAGGGTCTCCCTGCCAGACCTAGTGATTACTCTCGAGATGCTAAAAAAGCAACGTACGTCTTTGGTGATGCGCCACAACAGTTATTTCCTGCTGAGGTGTTTACGGCTTTAAAGCCACTTATGTTTGACCCTAACATTTTAACTATAGGTCATAACTTACTTTTTGATTTAACTTCCGTAGCAAAGTATTACGGAAACAAATACCCAGTAGGCCCGTACTTTGACACGATGATCGGTTCTTTTATTTTAGATAACAAGAACAAAAATAAAGTGGGCTTAGCCGATTCCTTAGCGCGTGAGTTTGGCTATCACATGGTTAAAGGTGTGGGTAAAGAGGTTGAAAAGCATTCATTTACTGACGTGGCTAAATACGCCTACCTTGATGCAAAGTACACGTTTTTACTGTGGAAAAACTTAAACCCTAGACTTACTGAGAGCAACCTACAAAAAGTAATGAAGTTAGAGATGGATGTTTTAAACGTTCTATGCTCTATGAAGCTTACTGGGGCACCAATTGATATGGTTGTTTTAGAAGAGCTTCACGAAAAACTTGTAGAAGATATTGAAAAAGCTAAGGCAGAAGTATTTATTTCAGCGGGTCGTCAATTTAATATGAACTCAAATCAAGAAAAACAGTATTTATTGTATGCACCTAAGGCAGAGGGTGGTAGAGGACTAACTCCTAAGGTTCTTACTTTGCGTGGAAATACGCGAGATAAAGAAGGCAAAGAGTTAACTTACGCAGACTACTCTGTTGCAGCAGAGGCCCTTGAACCTTATAGAGATAAAGATCCTTTAGTTACCGCAATACTTATATACGCAGACTTAAACAAGTTGCTTACTACATATGTAGTACCGTACCTAGGTGGCGATGTAACACGAACTACTGGTGGAAAGTCTAAGGTTGAGCACAAAGACAGCCTTCTTATTAACGGTCGAATTCATTGTGACTTTATCCAGCATGGTGCTGAGACAGGTCGCTTCTCAAGTCGTAACCCCAACCTTCAAAACGTACCTGCCCCACACACGGTTCACGGCAAATCTATTCGTAACCTGTTTTACGCGCCAGAAGGTTATAAGTTAGTTGTGGCTGACTATTCTCAGATTGAACCACGAGTTATTGCCTCTATGTCTGAGGACCCAATTATGATGTCTAATTACTTAGAAGGTAAAGACATATACACCACAGTTGGAGACACTATGGGGGTTGATCGAAAAGCTGGAAAGGTTCTTGTGCTTTCTATGGCTTATGGCGTTGGCCCAGATAAGATTGCACGTTCTATTGGCTGTTCCGTAACGGAGGCCAAGGACCTACTGGGCAACTTCTCTAAGACGTTCTCCGCGGTAAACAAGTACCGCCTAAAGGTTCTAGCCGTCACTCGTGCTAGTAGCCCAGCGTATGTTTATACGATTTTAGGGCGTAAGCGTTACCTTCCTGAGATTAACTCTAACGACCGCATGATTAGAGCTGGAGCTGAACGTCAAGCTTTTAATACTAGAATCCAAGGTTCAGCCGCGGATATTATTAAACTAGCCATGGTTCGGGCGCACGGGCTACTTCCCGAAGAATCTAAGCTAATATTGACCGTTCACGATGAGCTAGTTACGCTTTGCCCAGACCACCTTGTTAAAGAAACCGAGGACGCTATCAGAACCGCAATGGAAGGCATAGACATTTTAAACGTTCCACTAATTGCGGACATAACAACAGTTCAGCGTTGGGGAGAAGCAAAGTGAGTTGGAAGTTTTGGAAAAAAAACGAAGAGCCTCAGATATACAGTAATACGGTTCCGCTTAGTACTTTAATTAGATGGTATTGCTACGACTTAGGTATTGAAGAGCCTAATGATTTATTTCGTGCCTTTGATTTAATGCCCGTAAGTAAAGAGGGTGAAGAATACGAAATGGGTGAGAGCGAGTCTAGAGTAGAAGAGATAGACGGCCTTATTCCGTTCTTTAAGATGATTTCTGCGATTAACGCCAAGGCTATAAGTACAATTCAATTACAAGATATAGAGACAGAAGATGTTTCTGATATTGACCCAGATTTAATGGAAGGCTTGTACCAGCAAGTATCATTTGCTGCGTTGGTTGCCGCTTTTTCGGCAGCACTTGAGCTAGGGTTTTTAAACAAGTCGTATAACTTTTTATCTACTTATGGAGCAAACGAGGAGGATGAAGATGAGCAGTAATTGGTGGGCTAATAAACTAGGTGCTGCCCCAGCACCGATACCGACAGCAACTCAACCCCCGCAACAGCCCGTGTATCAACCACAACCGCAACAACCCCAATACACACCACCAGTTGCATCTAACAACTGTCCGGGATGTGGAAGCGGTAACTACTCTGCTGCTGGTGGCGGTAGAGCGCGTTGTTATGATTGCGGGTACCCAATTCAACAAAGCGGTTCAGGTATGGGTAAAGGCATAGTAAGTGGCCCTCAACCAACAGGACCTGTTCAAGCCGCTTTACAGGTAGAAACTGGCGGTTGGAACCCAACAACAATTATTGGTAAGCTTGAGTAATGACCAAGTCAACAATGAATCCAGAACTATTAAAAGTAATTGCAAAGTTAAATAAAAAGTTTGGGCCAGAAACAGTAGTAATTGGTACAGATATAAGAGACGACCTAATTGGTCGTGTCACAACAGGCTCACTTGCGTTAGATGTAGCGCTAGGTGGGGGTTGGCCAACCAATCAATGGCATGAGATTGTTGGCGAAGAGTCCAACGGTAAGACGGCTATTGCACTTAAAACTATTGCTGCTAATCAAAAGAAAGATCCTGAATTTACAACTGTGTGGGTTGCAGCAGAGCAGTGGGTTCCTTCTTATGCAGAACTATGCGGTGTAGACATTAACCGTGTGTTTGTTATATCTACGAATATTATGGAGGAAGCTTATGAAGCGGTTATTCAAGTCGTTGAAAGCAAGGGTGCTGATTGCATTGTTATTGACTCACTCCCTGCTCTTGTTCCAGGAGCGGAAGATGAGAAAGAAATGGATGAATACACAGTCGGACGAGGAGCGCTTCTAACTAATAAGTTTTTTCGTAAGGTTGGTCTTGCTTCAAAGCGCAGCCTTATTGAAATAGAGCGCCCATTTATTGGCATTATGATTAATCAATGGCGTGACCGTGTAGGTGTTATGTACAGTGACCCTAGAACTACCCCCGGCGGTAAGGGAAAGAACTACAGTTATTTTACTCGCGTAGAGATTAAACGAGATGACTGGATTGAGGTTGGTACTGGCGACTCTAAACGTCGTGTAGGCCAAACTATCAAAGCCCGAACTATCAAAAACAAGTCTGCCCCACCATCACAGGTTGGTTATATTGACTTCTACTTTGCTGATGGTGGCACCGTAGCCCCAGGCGAATACGATTTTGCTAAGGAAATTGTTGCCCTTGGGATTATTAATAAGGTCATCATAAGAGCAGGTGCGTACTACCGATATGCGGAACGGCAGTGGCAAGGCGCAGATGCTATGGTTAGCTCTATCAAGGAGGAGATTGACCTCCGAGATACACTGGAGAAGGATGTTCTTGAAACTGTCAAAGCTGGTTCTAAGTACGTAGTAGAACCTGACGATGAAGAGTAAGGGACAAAAAGAATCAAGGAAGCACGAGGATAGACTTGCTAAGAAAATCGGCGGGCAGCGTACTGCTGCAAGCGGAGCATTCTGGAGTCGAAAAGGTGATGTCAGGTCTAAAGATTTGCTCGTAGAGCATAAGTGGACTGGCAAAGCTTCCGTATCCGTAAAGGCTGCGGTTCTAGAAAAGATTGTCACAGAAGCAATTCTTGATGGTCGAATGCCTGTCCTTGGTTTTCATCTTAATGAAGAGAACTATGTTTTGTTATTAGAGGACGATTTCCTGGAGCTGCGCCATAAACTTCAGGAGTGTTCTTGTACGAAGACGAAGGTATAGAAAAGTGGCGTTACGATGCTAAATGCAAAGGCTACGACACTGAAATGTGGTTTCCACCACGAGATAAAGATTTATATAAAGTAATTGCTACTCAAGCAAAGTCAATTTGCTTAGGCAAAGACGGTCTGCCAGAATGTCCAGTAAGGGTTGCTTGTTTACTTTACGCAGAAAGTAATGACGAGCAGCACGGTATTTGGGGCGGACTTAGCCACAGAGAAAGAAACGCGTTAAAAAGGAAAGCTGAAAAACACGGAGCAACATTAGAAGAATGGGTTAATAAAAACAAACCATGAGTGGCTCACTAAAAGACTTTGCTAATATAAGTAAGATTCCCAGCAGAGTTTTGGGGTCTGTTGAGCGGTACGTAATGACGCAGCCAAAAGACACAAGCCGTTCTACAACTGTTTTACACCCCTCTGAAATTATTAAATCAGATTGGTGTCATCGTTCTTCTTATTTTCAGTTATTAGGATTTCCCCCTCCCTCAAGTAAATACAAAACAAGTTTAAGACAAAAACGTGTATTTCAACTTGGTCACGATATTCATGCTGGCTGGCAAACTATCTTTCACGAAATGGGAAAGCTGTACGGTAAATATTCCTGTGACTCATGTGGATTAATTAGCTGGGGTATGGGTGTTGATCCGTGTGCAGTTTGCGACGGCAAGTCTCACTCTTACAAAGAAGTTTCTTTAATGTATGACCCGCTTAGAATTTCGGGCCACGCAGACGGTATTTTGTTAGGCCTTGGTGAACCATTGTTACTAGAGATTAAGTCTGTAGGAGCAGGAACGTTTAGATTTGAAGCCCCTGAGTTAATGTACGCACATAACGGTGAGATTGAAGCTATGTGGAAGGTTCTTAAGGCTCCATTTATGAGCCACATAATGCAGGCACAGATGTATATGAAGTTAGCAGAGTTAATTAACTTGCCACATCAACCACAAGAGGCGTTGTTTCTTTATGAAAACAAGGCGTCTCAAGAACCAAAAGAATTTGTAGTAAAGAAAAGCGATTTTGGTATAACTACTATTTTAGAAGCCTGTGAAGATTTAATGGCTAGACTTGACGCTAAAGAACCTCCCGGGTGTAACATTAATGGTGAAGCGGGTTGTTACAAGTGCACACCTTACAAGGAGGAAATCAATGGCTGATATGCATATTCAAGCGGGTCACGGAGATGTTGTTCTAGAGGTACTTAAGCACCAGGGGTTGCAAGTTAGAACCTCTATGAAGATGGAAACGCCAGAACTTCCAATTGATATTACAGAAATTGGCGATGAAGATTTAATGTTATTGTTTTCAAAGCTAACCGCGTATAATAACTTTTTAGCTACACAGTTTGCTTGTGCCATGATTGACGAACGTGATTCAGAACGTAGTTTAGATTATGAAGAGGGCGTTGCTTTCTTGCAGTCTTACGCAGGTAAAACTAGCCTAGCCTCACTGGTAAAAGCGCATGTGGCTACAAACCCAAAGGTTGTTGAGTTAAAAGAAGTTCATTCTGCTCGGTACAACTACCGCAAACTTCTTGAAGTAATGGTAAACAACGTAGAAAGAGATACCGCATTGGTAAGCAGAGAACTAACTAGACGCACCTCAAGCTTGCGTAACCGCAGCGATAGAATGTTCCCATGAAAGTAAAGTCGTTTGGCCCAGGGCTTACTGAAGGCGTAGAGACATATTTAGGTATTGACCAGTCATATAGCGGATTTGCTATGACTTTCTTAGGCACTGATGGCTCATACATAACTACAGTAAAAAGATTTGAAGATATGGGAATTCGCCGTTTAGCTTTAGTTTATGTTTCAACTACTGAAACACTTAAGGTAGTTGAAGAACAGGGCAATATTATTAAAGACACCTGCATGGAAGGCTATTCTTTTGGTAGTCAGATGGCTAACATGGCGGGAGAACTTGGTGGAATTGTAAAGCTCAGCCTTTACTCCTATTTTAATGACCGTCAAGGCCAGTACCCACTTATTGTTCCCCCCACTAACCTCAAGAAATATGTTGCAGGTAAGGGTAACTCTGTGTCTAAAAGTCAAATGTTGCTAAGCGTGTATAAAAAGTGGGGCGTAGAGTTTAACGACGACAACGCCGCTGACTCATACGGTTTAGCCCATCTAGTGTCTGGCAGTCATACTAGGGAAGTTGAAAAAGAAGTGTACGATAAGCTGCAAGACCCAAAGTTCAGGGAGAAGTAAGATGCCTAATTATGATTTTGTGTGTATGGCGTGTGACTCTACCGTTGAGATGCACCTAACGTTTGATTCTGTTGAAAGACCTTCATGTGATAAATGCGGCCACTATATGACTAAGGTTTACACGCCGCCCGCAGTACAGTTTAAAGGTGGCGGCTGGGGCGGCCAAAGGTGACAGGGCTGCCTATCAGGTCTTTAAAACCTGATTACACGGGTAGTATGGACTACGCCGAGTTAGTTTGCCATGATTGTCCAGTATGTGAGTCAAGCCTTTGGAATTTAAAAGTACAGTTTGAGGATTATGAGATAAGCCAATACTTATTGGACATGGAGTGCTCTATTTGTGGCACTTACGCAAAAGCTCCTACGCCTTTAGATCGCCCATAAATTAGTAAGTTTACGCTGAAAAACCTGCCAATACACCTCACAATTACTTCTTGAACCGAACAACATTCGTAACCCAAGGAGCAAAACATGACAGGTACACCACAAGACGAAGAGCACATTTTAAGGGTAAGCGCAGGGTCCAACCCTCAATCGCTAGCTTCTGCTATCGCCCATAGTATTTATGAAACCCGTACTTGCAAGATTCGTGCCGTAGGCGCAGGAGCAGTAAACCAAGCAGTTAAAGCAATTGCTATTGCCCGAGGTTACACCGCCCCAAGAGGCTTAGACCTAGTATGTATTCCTGGGTTTGCTTCGATTGAGTCACATGATGGACAGATTTCTGCCATTGTTTTTGACGTTAAAGCTAGTTAGTACAGACAAATAATAATAAAACAGTTATTGTTTGATAAACCCTTTAGGCCAAAGGAACCAAAATGAAAGATTCAACTAAGAGCACAAAGAACATCGCCCCAAACTCTACAGAGCCATCAGTTTCATCAAGCGCAAAGCCTGTTGTAGCAAAGCCTGAACGAGGAAAGCTGATGAAGAAGACTGGTAATGCTAAGGGTGGAACTGACCCATACGCACAGCCAAAGCCGTCACGCACGTTTGTAATGAGCCCAAATGCTCAAGGACGTAATGGCGCAACTTATGGAATTAGAGCAAAAATGCCTTCGTACACAGCTCCAGAAGCTACATCTACGCAGGGCAACGGAAGACTATTGTCATCCGCTGTGAACCGTTCACGTCCTAACTTCGACGATTCAATGAACGATTCCATGGCCTAATCACAGGCCCAACTAAAAGCCCTCGGCACTCAGTTGCCGAGGGTTTTTTGTTGCCCATTTGTGCTACGCTTTGACGAGTCAAAGATTCATCACAGTTGCAGCGAGGGAGAGTACGTGTTAGATATTCTAAGCAAACATTTAGAAGGTCCGTCAAAGAAGTGCAACGCAGCCCTTTGGATAAATACGCTTTCCGAGGAAGAACAAAAAGCTCTTGAGTTAATTAAAGAAAACAGCAAAAACATAAAGCTGGCTGTGTTATTTAAAGAGTTGAGCGAAGGCGGTTATTTGCCGCTTGGTTTAACAGCATTTCGTTCACACTTACGGGGGTACTGTACATGTCAGCAAAGCTAAACGCATTAAAAAAAGCTTTAATAACAGCGGATTTAAATGGTTTAGAGGCTGATGCTAAAAAGTCTAACGTGCCACAAGACTATAGAGCGCGTTTAGAAATTGGTCCTGATGGCGGTTACTTTGTTTCAGTGCCACACAATGCTGGAGAACTTCCAGATGCTGTAGATATGTTTAAGGATTTTGATTTAGACCCATCTGTTTGGGTAGTAGTTAGCGTTCGTAAAAGCCGTTGGCAACGATTTGATGGTGAGTGGTTAGAAGCAGCGCGAGTATCAGTAAAGCCTGCCTATCAAGCACTTGGTGACAAAGACCTTGATTACAACGAGTTAGTAACAAGTATTAGTAAATGGAAACCTACAAAAGTTGATAAACCAACAGGGCCTTTGTTTGCTATTTATGCAATTGGTGACACCCAGTACGGAAAAGATGCGGGCGGTGGAACAGAAGCAACTGTGGCTAGAGTTATGAACGCGATAGACGAAGCTGTTTCTCGTCACAAGGAGTTACTAAAAATTGGACGTAATATAGGAACTGTAGTTCTACCTCAACTAGGGGACTGCATTGAGGGTTCTACAAGCCAAAATGGAAGAGTATTAGGGCGTAGTGATTTAGGCGTTACCCAACAGGTACGCATAGGACGTCGAGTTTTAATGGCGTGGGTTAAGGCGTTTGCCCCACTATGCGAAGAGTTAATAATTCCAGTGGTTCCGGGCAACCATGATGAAACACATAGAATTATGATGACAGACCCAACAGACTCGTGGCAGATTGACATAGTTTCTGCCGTTCAAGATGCGTGTGCAGAAAACCCTGCGCTGTCTCACGTGAAGTTTTGTTATCCAAACCCTGACCACGCAACGTTAGCAATTAATTTAGGTGGAACTACTATCGGTATGGCTCACGGCCATCAAGCTAAAGATATGGGTAAGTGGATTTCTGGTCAAGCAACTGGTAGAACACCAGTAGGTCAAGCAGATGTTTTATTGACAGGCCACTTTCACCATTTTCGCGCCGACCAGATTGGCCCTCGTCTATGGATTCAAGTTCCAGCAATGGATGGCGGTAGTGCATGGTTCCGTGACAAGAGCGGACTAGAGTCACCAACAGGTATTGTTTCATTAGTAGTTGGTGATGGGTATGACCCGCGTAGAGATTTAGCAGTTCTTGCAGGAGAAAATCGCTTACCATAAGGGTATGCCAAACACGCATCAAAATGTGCAGTCACTCGGAGCGGGTGGTTTACAAGGAACGTACACTAACTACGGTGGTGGCGGTTCTCCAGTTGCACGTTCTGACTTAGACTTTTTACGTTTAGGTGTTGGTCGTCAACCATCTGCAGAATATCCAGATGGTTATTTAGGAACTATTCGTTCACGTCGTGACGACCGAGGACGACCATCTAGTACCTCCGACAAGGTAATGGATAGTTTAAAGGCTAGAGTTGGTCAGCGTTCATACCAGCGTGGTGTTCACCGCGGAGAGCGCATTGACGCCTCAGATTATTATTATCCCGCAGGGCTAGAACCAGATCGCGGCATTCGTAGACAAATGCTTGGAATGATAGATGGAAATGTTGTGCGAGTAGCTCGTAACACTCCAATGTCACAGTTTGCTCCAGCACCTCATCTACCAAATGATGGAAAAGCAGGGCCGCTTGCTAAAAGTGATTCACCAATGCAAATCAATCAAGTTCGTCAAAGTCAAATGCGTAACATGAGCCCAAGTTGGAAATAATATGGCTAACCCACCAGACAGAGGCGGTGACCCTTCTCGTCAACCTGAATTAGAGGCGTACAGAGGAGTTTTTGTTCCCGGGAATTATTCTTCCTCTAACCCAAATTTGGGGATGCACTGGTCTACTAGTAGGCGGGTTGCAGAAGAGATGGTATCTCATGCTCAGCATCAATTAGGCAAAACCGCCGGACTTAAAGATAAAACTGTTATATACAACGCCATTATTCCTCAAAGCTCAGTAGAAACTGATGTAGAGGTATTAAAAAAGAAAAAAGTGCTTTCACCAGAAGATTTAAGTAAGAACAAAGAAAAAGAAATTCCAGTAAAAGCAGGAAAACCAGTTAAATTAAAAAGTAAAAGCACCACTACAAATGTTAGAACTAGGGTTAGAACGTATACGCCACCAAGAGAGGTGCCAGCATGACAAGACATGCCGACGGAAAACACGGTTACAGAGCGTGGGATAAAGACCGACCTGGGCTTATAGCTCCAGAGCAGGCCGCCTTCCCCCCACAGTCCTATCTTGGGCCGTTTCAAAGTAATTCAGAGCGCCTAATGACTCAAGCAATCGCCGTAGGTCAGATGACCTCAGAAGAAGTGCAAGAATATGTACGCCCAAATTTACCTCAGATAGAGCTATTTCCAGATAAGTTAGGGTATACAATTACAGAGTTTGGAATTAAAGATATTGTTGAGTTGCAAGGTAGGGCTGTACAACAACGTGTTGAAGCAGACCATTCACAACTACCTAACACAACGCAGTCAACAAGTCGTAACACCCTAGGAGGGTCAATTTAATGGGACGTAGAGAAGAATTTCGTACAGAAGTAGATAGAACTAGCCGAGGACGAGCAGCTATAGACGCTCCAATGCTAACTAAAACTGCTTACCAAGAAAAACATGGTTGGGTAAGCCCGTTCCCTCAAGGACATCCAGACCACACCCCAATGGTAAGCAAAGACGAGCAAACAGAAAACATGCAGAGGCGTCAATAAACAAATGAAAGACCCAGGATTATTCACAGACTCCACCGGCGAAGGCATGGCTGGGTCTATTGACTTATCCCTAGAATCGCAACAAAATTTAAAAGAAACCCTCTACAATGGTTCTAAAGCATGTAAGAGTTGTGGATCAAACCTAAACCCTGTACAGGCTATTAGTTCAGACCACTGCCACAACTGCTCACGCAGAAATGCAAACAAATTAGTAAAGAATAGGATGGCACCATGACCGTCAGAAAAGCGCGTTCAGAGAACGCAGATATGTTAGAAGGCGCAACAGACGGCAAGTATCGTAAGCGTCGTCCTAATACAACTGTAGCTCCAGGACAAGGAGACCAGTTAACTAGCAAGAACCGCGCTGGTCTACATCCATATATGAACTACGGTTTTATTAATTCAGAAGAATCTGCAAAGGTAAACCCATTAGGTAACTAATGAAACCAAAAACAGAACAATTTAAACCTGCGTTCAAAGGTCAAACTTATGAAAATAAAAAACAAGGTTTAAAAACACCCGAAGCAGTTGCTAAAGCACGTGAAGATGTTGCAAAGAAGTACCCACGACCAGCCGGTGGTCATGGTTTTATTGGAACTAACCAGGTAGATTGAGGTAATTAAAATGGCATTTACAGACGCAGATAAAGCAGAACTTGCAGACGTTCAAGCACGTCGCGCTTCAGGAACTCCACCTGTCCCAGGTACCGCACCAGACCGTGCACGTGATGCTAAGCGTTCAGTAGGGCCAGGAAGTCCTAACGAGCTTGCCGCACTAGGTCGTGTTCACGAGGCTGTAAAAGCTGAACGCACTGCACGCGAAGCTGACGAGTGGTACGCAGGAAATGATGCTTCGTGGGCAAGAAACATACCGTATGAAACAGGCAGTGTAAAAGTAATTCCAAAGGGCTCTGGCTTTGGACGAGTTGTACCTCCTAATCCGGGGCGTAATTAATATGGCAAAAAAACCGGTAAAAAAAACTAGACGTTTTACAGACGAAGATGATAAAGCACTTAATAACCCAAATGCTTTACCAGAAGGAGTTACTGAAGATGACTTGCGCGATGTAGAACGCAACCCAATGCGAACTCGCCCAGGACAAGCAGAATTAGCGGCAGAGTCAGAAAAAAGAGATTACGATAGAGGCGTTGCAGATAGACTTCATGGGCGTCAAACTGCTGTGTTTGCTACCCCACGCGTTGAAGAAGGTGGAGAGTTTGCAAGGCGTATGGGTGCTGTTGTAGACGCTTTTGATAAAGCACCACCAGGCCCAGAAAAAGAAAAGCATCGCGCTGCAGCTTGGACAATGGCCGAAGGAATTAAACGAGATAGCGGAGAAGGCGATCCAAGTGATTTAACCCCTGGGCGCAGAACCGCTGTACGGTTTGTAGATGGGCAAAGAATGCCTTGTGTTAATAAAGGCCCAAACGGCATTGGTTGTAATAATTCAGTTCCGTATAATACACCAAAAAGTGAACTAGAAGCCGAAAAAGCAGGTCGAGGAAGAGCCTCAGATGTTACTTGCGCAGAAGGCAAATGTGACATCCCAGCGGCAGTTGCACCAAGGCCCGCAGAAAGATAGTATTCCACTTGGTCTAACAATAGGAGCAAAAAATGGCGGATAGCATTAAAGATATTGCACAAAAAGAAGTAAAAGAACAACAAATACGTCTTTTAATCTGCCGTAATTGTAAGTCCGCGGAAGAACTTCCTGATTGGGACGGGCATCCAGACGATGATGTACTACTGCAAATTACAGTAGAACGCCATCAACAGCCCGCTCCCCACGTTGGGTTATTGTTTAAGTTTCCCGTAAAATATTGGGCTCGCCCCGATGTTAAAGAATCCATCATGAAGCAAATTCAAGAGGGCTCAACTGGCCTTGACGTTTTTGGCACAAAGTTTTATGAAACAAAGTCGACATTTCAACAAGATGCAATGAATTGTTTTGCATTGCACAACCGCCCGGTAGGTCAATGCGGAGATTACAAATCCGATAAGAAAATATTAAAACCTGATACCGCTAAAGAACGCAAAGCTGAAGGCTTGGCAGAGTCTAAGGCTCCAAAGGTTTATCTGTGCGATTTTTGCCCAGTCAAGTCCTACAACATGAAGAAGTACAACCAGTTAAAGGGCGCGTACTAATGAGTGATGAGGTAGTTGAGGCGCCTGAAGTCCCTGAAGTCCCAGATGTAGAGACTGCGTTTATTGTATACAAAGACTTTGAGGGGGCGTTTCACGCCACTCAGGCCCTAGATATTGCCTTTTTGGTTGAGCGTTTGGCTACACGTAACGACATGAAGACCGCTTTTCAGGAGCTTTTAGACGCCCTAAAGGCTGACCAGATTGCTAGCGCGGTTGTTGGTAAAATAAACAACAGATATGACGAGGAAGGCCAGCGCAAAGCGGCTGCGATACGTCAGAATTTACTCAAGAGGGATTCATTGTAACGACAGGGGTAAGTAATGTTTATAGAAATGACTTGCGGATGCATGGCTGCTTTTCAAGCCGATGCTGAAGATGCAGATACCTTACTTCTTACGTGGGCAAACTCGTTTGTTGAAGCGCATCGCGCTTGTGGGTTTATGAACCAGTTAAACACTGATTTTCCAGAAAAAACAAAACATTACAACGTTAATCCGTCAATCAAACGCAAAGAAAAAGACGAGTAAGTAAAGTAGTATAGCCTCATGGATTATAAAGAGGCGTTAGCAAACATAGCGGAGCCAATTACTGTGGAGCATACCCCTACTTCCTATTTTAGCGATGCTCAGATGGGTTTAGACCCCCGCTTGTTTCGTAATAATAAGTTAATTGCTGCTGTACGTTCAGGCGTTTTAAGCGCGTTATACGGGCATTTAAATAAATATTATCAAGGGTCAGATTCTTGGGCCCACGTTTGGTTAGCTGGGTCCGGAGTATCTTTTCAATGGGCCGCGGCCAGAGATCCTGGCGATTTAGATTGTTTAATTGGAGTTGAATACGAAAAGTTTAGGGCTGCTAATACTAATTACCGCGGGTTCAGTAACCAAGAGATTGCTTCAACCCTAAACGATGGGTTTAGAGAAGAACTACAAAAAGATACAAGCAACTTTTTAAACGCATTCGAGCTAACGTTTTATGTAAATGTTCAAACAAATATTTTAAATATTAAACCATACGCAGCCTATTCTGTTACAGATGATGACTGGACAGTAAAACCAAATATGGAAACAGCAGAGCATAGAAAAGACTGGGACCTTAGAGTAGAGCGCGACCGTGCAATGGCGTTTGAAATATTTAACCGTTACACACAGGGGTTAAATAAAATGCAAGTTGCTCAGAACGCACCTTTAAGATTAAACGCGCAAACAGAAATAATATTGGCAGCATCACAAGCCTCAGCATTATATGAAAGCATTCATCACGGACGTCGTGCTGCGTTCAGTGAGTCTGGAGAAGGTTACCTAGACTTTGCTAATTACAGATGGCAGGCTAATAAAGATTCAGGTGTTGTATCAGGGTTAAAGAAGTTAAAAGACTTGTCTGATTCAGCGCAGAAGATACATAATGAAGAGACGTATGGTGTAGAGTTGCCCAGCACTGACGTACTAATACGTAGGGCAGTACTTAAAAACCAGTAACGGAGCACTAATCGTGGCAATACTTATGTACGTCGATAACGTACTCAGGAATAAACGCAAAGTACCTATTCGTGAGAGCCTTGTGCTTTACCGCGCTCTAAAAGAAACACAAAAAATATTTATAGCCTGCGATGATAGGGCTGAGTGCGAGACCTGGATGCGTCAGCATAACTTAAAAGCATTTGATGATTTAGTTGATGGACGGGTACCTGTTTCTAGCGAGATATTAGAAGTAAGTCAGGCTGAGTGGGTGCGTTCCCAAGGTAAATTAGAGATGGTAATGACTGGCAATGTTGAATCAGCTAAAGAATTACTGGAGCGCGGATTTCGCACCCTTTTATTATTAGACCCAGAGTACATAGACCCAGCATCACGGCCAGATAATAGAAATGGCCGTAAAAGCTGGGACGACATTCAAGCTGAGATTGACAAGCAGCAGGAGATGTTCGCGGAAGACCCACGCATTTGAAAATAATATACCTAGGGGCAGATGTTCCTAGTAACAGGGTTCTGCTAGCTACAACCGGAGCTGTAGACGTTGGCGTGAGCTACTGGCGGCTAACCCGCCGCGGATTGCCTAAAACCAAGGCATATCTGCTATCAAATTATTTTAATGACGACGCTAAAATATTTGTTCACGCAGGAATCCCTAAAACCCAGCAGCTGAGCCGGCCAGAGCTGGAGCAGTTTGCCGCTGATTATGAAGAGTTTGTCGCCAATAATATTGACCGTATTAATATGTTCAGCGAGTTGACCCACCCCAGCTTGTCCCAGGAGTTTATTGAAAGTCAAAGAAAGACATGCTGGTCACAGGTTCCTCCCGCTAAGTTTTTGCCGATTTGGGACGTAACTACTGACCGTAAAGGTTTACAAGACCTAGCGTCTAAATATTTAGACATTGGAATTACAGGGGAAAATGTAGACAACGTTACCTGGCTAGCTTCAGAAACCCGCAACCTTCAGCGTACACACGGCACCAGGTTCCATGCCATAGCTTGCGCTAAACCAGATAACCTTAGGTCTATATTATTTGAATCAGCGGCTACCTTGGCTTGGCTATCGCCTATGACCCACGGGGAGACGATTATCTGGGATGGCACACGTCTGGTACGTTACCCCAAGAAGATGAAAGAACAAGCCCGCCAGCGATACCGTCAGGTATATGAAAAGGCGGGGCTAGATTTTAATAAGATTATGGAAGATGACCCACAAGAGGTGTGTCGTTTAGCAGTTTGGTCATACGAACAATTGGAGACAAAGTTAAATATGATTAACCACAATAGTTCAGATGATGACAACTTATATACTAACAACGATGATTTAGATGATGTCGATAACGCGGAAACTACCCTAGCAAATGTTGATAACAAGGGGGTAGAGATGCGGAAACTTGAGCCGCGAAAACCAGAAGAAATGGGCAATTTACCCGTCTTTGGATACGACCTAAAGACCAATGTAGACGAGCATGGAGTCATCCAAGACACCACTCATGTGCAGTCACAATCAACTTCACTTCGTGTGTGTAATACCTGCTTTGTAGCCAGTAATTGCCCTGCCTTTAAACCTGATTCAGTGTGTGCGTTTAAGTTACCAGTAGAGGTTAAGACTAAAGAACAACTCAAGAGTTTGATTAATGCAATCATTGAAATGCAGGGCCAACGAGTGGCTTTTATGCGTTTTGCAGAAGAAATGAACGGCGGATACGCTGATCCTAACGTTTCGCAGGAGATTGACCGACTGTTTAAATTAATTAAAACAACTAAGGAATTAGACGATTCACGAGAGTTTATTCGTATGACAGTAGAGCGCCAAGGAGGTGCTGGAGTTTTATCTAGCATCTTTGGAGAGCGAGCAAAAGACCTAAACGAACTGTCTAATAACGGGCTTAGTGAAGAGCAAACTACCAAGATTATTCAACAATCTATTGAAGAATAACTAGTATATAAGAGCACAAAAAAAGTAAGAATTGGCACACGTCCAAAATTGGACACCGCTAGTGCTTCGAGGTAAGGTTGCCATACAGTAACATTAGGCATCCCGCTGCCACACAAGCGGGATTTTCTATTATCAAAGGGAGAAATAAATGACGTTATCGTTTCATCTAGCAGATGAGTTCATCTCAGGCTACACAGGAAAGAAAGTGCCTTGGGGTTACAAAGATGCGGCTGGAAATAGCGTTGGGGAGATTACCTTCCTTCGAACATACTCCCGATTAAAAGAGGATGGAACCAAGGAGACTTGGGTAGATGTATGTGAGCGTGTTATCAACGGCATGTACTCCCTACAAAAAGACCACGCTAAATCAAACCGACTACCTTGGAATGATGCCAAGGCTCAGGCTTCCGCAAAGGAAGCGTTTGATCGTTTGTGGAACTTGAAGTGGACACCTCCAGGTAGAGGTCTGTGGGTAATGGGAACACCCCTAGTAAACGAGCAGAAGAACTCAGCCGCTTTACAAAACTGTTCATTTGTATCAACTGAGTCAATGACCAAGATTAATCCCGCTAAACCATTTGCCTTCCTTATGGAAGCCTCCATGCTTGGCGTGGGCGTAGGCTTCGATGGAAAGGGCGCAGACAAGGACTTTACAATATATGAACCACAACCAGACACCGACCCAATCGTTATCCCCGACACCCGAGAAGGCTGGGTTGAGTCAACTTCCGCCGTCATCAATGCCTACCTTAAGCCAGATTCGAAGAGGCCTGTTTTTGACTACACACAAATCCGACCAGCAGGTACGCCAATTAAAACCTTTGGTGGAACTGCCGCCGGTCACGAACCACTAGAACGTTTACATAATTATGTACATAATATTTTTAAGGGCCGAGCAGGGGGCAAGTTAACCCGCCTTGACGTAGCAGACATTGGTAACTTAATCGGTGTTTGTGTTGTAAGCGGTAACGTTCGACGTTCAGCAGAACTACTCATTGGACGCTTAGATGATGAAGACTTTTTGAACCTAAAGAACGCTGAGAAATTCCCTGAGCGTAACTCCTATGACCCTGGGAAACCTGGCTGGGCTTGGATGTCCAACAACTCTGTAGCGGTAGCAGTAGGGGCAGACCTCTCCTCAATCGTAGAAGGCATCGCCTTGAACGGGGAGCCTGGAGTTTTGTGGATGGATGTTACTAAGCAGTACGGGCGTCTAGCAGACCCTATTAATAATAAAGACTGGCGAGCCTCAGGGTACAACCCCTGCGCTGAGCAATCCCTGGAATCTTTTGAGTGCTGTACGTTGGTAGAGACCTATCTCAACCGCCACGACTCACTAGATGACTACAAGCGAACTTTAAAGTTTGCCTACTTATACGCCAAGACTGTCACCCTGCTTCCAACACACTGGGAAGAGACTAACGCGATCATGCAACGCAATCGTCGCATTGGAACATCAATGTCAGGTATTGCCAACTTTGCGGATATTAACGGCCTTCCAGAGTTACGAAAGTGGATGGACGAGGGGTATGGCACTATCCAGTCATACGACAAGTCATACTCAGAGTGGCTTGGTATCCGTGAGTCAATCAAGATGACAACTGTTAAGCCTTCAGGCACAGTCTCAATCTTGGCAGGTGAGTCCCCAGGAGTTCATTGGACTCCAGGCGGTAAGTACTTCTTGCGTTCTATCCGTTTTGCAAATGAAGACCCTATGCTTCCTCTCTTTAAGTTCTCTGGCTATCGAGTAGAACCTGCAGCAGAGTCTCCAGACTCTACCTCAGTGGTGTTCTTTCCTATTAAATCTAAAGCACTTCGCTCTGAGAAAGATGTTTCTATTTATGAAAAGACCTCTCTCGCGGCTACGGCTCAACGTTACTGGTCTGATAACTCAGTCTCAGTGACTATTTCTTTTGATGCAGAGAAAGAAAAGGACGCAGTGGGAACTGTGCTTCACATGTTTGACGGGCAGTTAAAGACTGCTTCGTTCTTACCTATGGGTAACCACGTGTATCCGCAGATGCCTTACACACAGATTACAGAAGAAGAGTACGAGTCATACGCAGAAAAGTTACTTCCAATCGACTTTACTGATGTCTACGCAGGTATGGCCTCAGATGCTATTGGTGAAAAGTACTGTGAAACTGACGCTTGTGAGGTTAAGTCTTTCACAAACCAGTAAACTCTTTACATGGGTAGAAATCATTTTTCACAACATGGAGGTCCGTATTTTATTAACGACGGCTTTTCTAAGCACTCAGATAATAAACCTGCCGCAAATAAGAGTTTATTTTACTTTCAAGTGGGTCTAGCGTTCTCTCTCATATTGCCGCTAGCTGCTGTTTTACTATTCTTTATCCTCTGAGTACACCTTTAATAATAAAGAGTGGCTCTCGTAGGCTTTCTCTCTCGTTGCATAGCGGGCCCGGTGAATTGGCAGCATATCTTGGTCATACACAACACCCTCATAAATCATAGGTATTTTATTAGGGTTCCAGCGTGAGAAAGAGAAGTTACTTGTGAGGCGTTCATGCTCAGGCATGTCAATGCCTGTCCATTTAGTGATAATAGTAAATCCGTTTGTAACGCTCTCTCTTTTGTACCCCCTAGAAGAATAGGCAAGCCAAGACGCAAAGGTCATTGGCTCGCCTATTTCATCAAATACGCAATAGTCGTATTCACTCGTCGTAAGTGTCGTCGTCATTTTCTATCAGCATACCTTTGTCTAAGTTAAGAACTACTACTTCAAAGCCTTCTGGTGCACCCATAAGGTGTATCTCGTTCTTGTAAAGAACTACAGTAATCTTTTTACGAGTTTTACTGCTTTTGTCAGCGTAGTAATTCTCTCCCTTACGCGGGTTGTTCATACGCGCTTCATTGGAGAACTGCTCATCATATTTACTCATCGTCGTCCTCATCATCGTCGTCGTACGGGATAATTGTTGGGTCACTGCTGGGAGTCCAGTCAGGTTGTGGGAAGTTGACGCTCATAGTTTTACGTCGTGAACTGCGCCAAGAACCTTCTTGTCGTCAGATACGTCCCAAGTTAAACGGCTTCTACCAACCAGTGTTGCAGACCAACGCTTTGCAGGTGCTGAACTAGAGAACGCTTCTGCACCTGTCTCAACGAGTGAGCCTTCTCGGTTAGTTACTGTGTAATGGGCAAGCCAAGATCCACCTTTTTCTTGGTTCTTAATAATTGCAAACTTATAGTGACGCTTCTTATCGTTCTCGATAGGTGCGTTAAATGTTACTTTGTGCATTGTGTTCCTCTCGTTGGGGTCTTACTATTTCCTTGACTTTAGCATAGATATTGGCGCAGTTATAACAGATTTTCTCTGTTATCACACCAAGACAGAAGGCGTCTGTACCTGAGTAAACTAACTCAGTTGACGTACAATCTTTAACTTCACATTCTTTCATAATATTCCTCTCTCTCTCGTTACTGCTTTAGGCCTTTGTTACTTGAAGTTTAGAAGGGTAGTTAACCATTACGTTTACGTCTACGTAATCATAGTGAACTTCGTCTACGTAGGTATGCTCGTCGTCCATATCATCTTTGCTAGTTACTTCAATGAAAGAACTTCCATACTCGTAACACTGTGACAAGGAGATTATTTCTCTACCTTGAACGGCATGGAAGTTTTTAGGGTGTTCCATAATAGAACGGCATAGTGCGTCTATAGCAGAATATTCCTCATAGTCATCGCCTAAGAAGTATTGATCGTCGGCTTTAATCATCTGAGATGAGTGGTTGTACGTTGTTCCACCTATAGCGGTTAACGCTTCTAGGCTAATTGCTTCTGTCGTTTTAGACATTTATTTCCGTTTCTGTAGTTATAGTTTTAGACCTTCGCGTCGTAACCCATGAGAAATCTTTCTAATTGCTCGGAAGTCACTAGGCGTTGATGATGAATAGTATACGAACCCTGTAGGAGATGTCCACTTTAGGTGGTTGTTGTTGCGCTTCTCAACTGTCCAACCTTGTAGCAAGGCTTTCTTGATGAGTGCTCTCATATCTCTGTCAGGAGACAAGCGTCTGTCACTGCTCACGCTTCTCCCGTCGGACAATCTGAGTAAGGGTTTTCCTGCCCCTCGTTGTCCTCACACATGCAGAAATTAAACCGCTCTACCTGTGTTTTGTGAGTTAGGTCTGCTAACTCACCCCAACTAATTGAGTCTGTCATATTTTATCTGCTCTCTTATCTCTTGAAGTTTTTCTACGGCAGAGTCATGCTGCCACGTTTTAGTTTTTTTATCTATTGGCTTTTGAATAATAGTTTGTATAAGCCACATACTATTTAATTGCTTGTTTTTATTATTATCTTTGGTGTTTTCCATGGCTTACGAGTCCTTTCCAGGGAACTGAATAACTATTCCGTCACTACCGCCATCACCGCAGGTGCAATTACCGCAACCGCACTGCTTGTTTTCGAACGTTTGTTCGGATAGATGTTCCTCTACGTGCTCTTGAAGCAGGGCTTTAATATTAAAGTGCGTAAAGAACGCCTCCATGGCATCAACGTACTCGTCTAATTCTGCTCTAATCATAAGATAATCTTCGCCGTCGTATTCGCCTGAGCGAAGGTAGCCAAGGTCAGCAACTAGATTTAGACTGTTCTCAATCAGCATTATGGCGAGTTTATCGCCTTTTGCATAGGCGTCTACCACACCATTAAAGCGTGGTGTACCTGTAGCAACAAAGTCGTCAGGGTTCAGGGTCATAGGTATATCTCTCTCGTTAGTAGGGTTTCAACACAAACTTTTGACTCATAATCCTCTAGCACTCTACCGAGGCGAGCAACTACAAGCCCCCAAGCCTCAGCACTATCCTCCATGCCTTTACTGTCAAAGTCATTACAGATACCTTTAGCGTAGTTATACTCTTTCGTTACTAGGTCTAACAATACTTTCTCCATTAACTTACGCCGTCCATTTCCGTAACGTACTTCTTGTCCATTGGTGGAATAGGCTTAAACAACTCGTTCTCTTTGATCGTGTCGTTCATAATACCTAAGGCGTGAGTAAGAACCCTACTGCATACCTCGTCTAATCCGTAAATGTGTGGGTGTGACTCAATGATGTTACCTGAGCGAACCCACTGCTCACCTAAGAGAATTGTTCCCTCGGTGAACACCGCGTTCTCGGTGTCTACGTCCCAAGACCACTCTCGGGTCTCTGCATTAAACTTAACAACAAAGTGATGTTCCATATTATTTTAACTCCGTAACTGTATAGTCTGCTTTATCTGATAGGGAACCGTACTCCAACGTGACCCACTCGTTCGCTTGTTCGAGAGCGTCGTGTTCACTGTCCGCGTCGAACGTTGTCCATAACTCAACTCGTACTTCAACTCCATATTTACTCAACTTCGTTACCTTCCTCATCATAGATAGAACCTACCTCTGTCCAACCTGCCCACACGTCCTCAATCCACACGCCTCGTTCCTCTCGGTCGTTGACTTGATCGTTGGCTAACTGCCATGCAGACTCTCGGTCAGGGGCCTCAACCCACACGTCCATAATAATATGTTGGTGAATTGTTGCTTTGTATCTTGTCACTGGTGAACTCCTAACTGCTCGATAACAATATCTGTTGCTACTCGTACTAGGTCAGACGGGTCAGAGATTACGTTAAAGTGCTTAGCGTAGTGTCGATACCCTTCAATGTTGTCGGCTTCCCACACGTAACTACTATCAGGAATATATCCAAGAAAGATAGTGCTAGTGATAACGCCGTCCTCGTTGAACTGCTTAATTAAATTATCGCAAGGTTCTGCGTAATCGAAACCGCCGTCAGTAATAATAAACAAGAGTTTAGTGGCTCGGTTAGTCAGATTAAATATCTGCTTAGACTCCTCTAACGCCCTCACTGGGTTAGTCGTACCGCCAGCGTGAACTGTACGAATTGTGTCGTAAGCAGTCTTATCCTCGCTTGTGTATAGAACTCGGCTTCCACTATTGAAACTGAATACTGTCGTGTTAGCGTGGATACGTTCTAGTCCTCGCTTGATAGCCCACACTGAGGCCGAGGCGCGTTGAATCTGAGAACCCATAGAGCCTGAGTTATCGAGAAGGATAACCGCCTCAATCTCAGTGCCGTAATCAACCTCACTCCACTGGTCAAAGAGTCGGTCAATATCATTAAGGCCAGCGTTCATTGTGCGTTGCACATTAAGACGACCCGAAGGCTTCTCCTTATCCCAGTTAGGCTCATTGTCAATCTCCAAGCGTTCTAACTCACGACCGAACTGCTCAGCAATTAGTGGGTAATCGCCTTCTCGTTGGCTCTGATTATTTATTTCAGCAGGTGTCATATTAGTATAGCGAGCAACTCGAACTGTATTTCGGTGCTCATCATTGGTCGCTACTGCTTCACGAAACTCACGAACCTCACGTCGTACCTCGTCGTTGCTACGAATATCCTTAGCACGTTGCTCAATTAAGTCAGCGAGTGAACGATCTGTCTTTTGTGTGTCCTGTTGCATGAACCCTTCGGCCGTAAGGTCAGACTCAATCGGGTTATCGCCCTCACCTGCACCTTGAAACAATTTAGTATTATCAACTTCACGCAACTCCTCAGATTTACCTGAGCCTTTTGCTTTGTTAGAGTCAGCAGTCTGTTCGTTGACTCCGAGTGGTCGACCGAACTTCATAGGCTCACGACCAGTGCAGTCGCTTGGGCAACCGACATTATTCTCGCCTTCTCCGTCACCTTCGCCAGCCTCGGGAGTATTACCCATATTTCCCTTGCCTACAACCTCGGCAAACCGCTTGATAAGTGGCTTAGCAATCGCGGAGTCGCGTGGCAGTACGAGTGTTCGATAGGTGTCAATAATATCTGCAACTTCTGTGGCCATTTCAAGACCGCGTTCTGTAACGAATAGGTCAGCGATCTTTTGACGAATAGATAGGGGAACGTATTTACGTCCACGACTTAGCAGGAATAGGTCGCCACTGTTCGTATCGTTAACTGCAACGTAACGCATGAAGTTAGCCTCTAAGAATAAACGAGTGCTAGGGAACCGAGCAGTCATTAGAGTCTCGATACGTGCGTCCTCTAAGTAATTAAACGCTATCCCATAGGAGTTATTCTGTACCCAGTTTACGAACTCAGAACCACCGCGAGGCGTATACAAGATATGACTCAACTCATGGTAATTAAGGCCATTAAGCGCAGGAATATCTGTCTCACTGAGCAGGGTTACCACGTCTTTGTTAAACGTAATTTTCTTGCCGTCACTCCAACCTGCAATTCCCGCAAAGTGAGGTTCCTCCCATGTTGGCTTGTGAACGACCACGCTTACCGCAGAGTTACGAGTAATAATTCTGTCAGCCTTGCCGTAAACAATGCAGACCGCGCCTAACTCATTTTGTTCGTGCTCGACTAGGTCTTGCACTTCGTCAGTGATATTGGTGACCGACTCTTGGTCTAAGTCGCCGTTCTGCCACTGAGTATAGATTTCCTCACCGAATAACTCGCGCAAGGTATCCCCATGTTCATTAAGGTTGAACCCGTAATCTCGTTCGTTACGCATTAGATACCTCCTCTAGTGGGTTGACTTCGTCCTCATTAAGACGAATGTCTACGGCGATACCAAAGTCACTAGCAATATTCGCCTTGTAGGTGTTATCAACAATCATGCGAACCGCATTACGTTCCTTGGTGTCACCAAAGGAATTAAGGAAGGAGTAAATTGCATACTCGATACCTAATTTAATAATATTCTTGGAGAATGTCACCAAAGAACGGGTCGAGATAGGTGTTGCAATCTCACGCTTGTCATACGACTCACGCAACGCACCAGCCATGTCGAGCAGAGACTTACTTTTAATAAGTGAACGCTCAATCTTAGGGTCGTAATCGAACTCCAACTTATGCGCCCAGCGATCTTTGAACGCTTCGTTCATTGGTCGTGTGCCACGATATTGTGGGTTCATGTCTGCCACGATTAGCAGGTCAGGGTGTGCGTGGATAATCTCACCATTGTTACCCATAAGGAGAAGGTGTCGTCGGTCGTCGAGCAGTGAGAATATTGCAGTGGTGAACCGTTCAGGCATGAAGTTAATTTCGTTCAGTAGCAGTACACCGCCGTTACGCACAATCTGAGTAACTGCACCGTCTTGCCACTTATAGTGACCGTCAGGCGTAGGTATCCACTGCCCGATTAACTGGCTGATTTCGATACCATTGTGGCTCGCCACATTGTAATAAGGCATATTTCGTTCTGAGGCATAGGCCAGTACGGACATAGTCTTACCCGAACCAGTAGGGCCAAAGATAAGCACGTTATCGCGTTCTGCTAGGGCTGAGTCGAATATCTCGAACTCGGTCTGCCCTGAGGGTAGACGACGTTGGACATATTGCTTCGCCCACTTCTTGTCGGGAACCTGAGCAATCACTACATCGTTGGAGGTAGGAGGGTTGTTCATAGGTTGTTCAACCATTGGTGCAGGAGTCGGATTAAATACCACCTGAACGGGATTTTGGGCTTTACGGATAGGCTTCAACGAGACATTAGACCCGTCTGCCACATAGTCCTGTAAGGAGGAGTCACCCTCTAATAGCAGGTCACGAATGATCTTAACGACTGTCAGGTAATCGGTCGTGTTATTCCAAGGTTCGTCCTCTGTCCATAGGCTCATGGCCTTGGTGGATACGGGAGTGATAAGGCCGATACCAGCCTGAGCGATATTGGCTTGTGATACGGAGAAGGAGATAGGCTTCTGCAATCGGTCAGCGTTAGGAACCTCTCCTATGGAGATTTCGCGCCAAGCCGACCCGCGACCTCTTTGTCCTGTATATTCTCTATGGTAGAGAGTGACATCAGTTTCCTGAGGCATAATCAAAGTCTGATAGCAGGTAGAACCCTGATAGCCGACTACTAGAACTGCAAGACTTTCCTGCATTTAATTCCCCTTTCGTGGTGAATAAGAGAATTGAACCACTGCTTAGATAGCAAACCTAGACCACTGGCCAAAGTATTTTAGTGAGTTAGATCACACCCTCACCTGCACCCGTAATAGGTAGGAATAACTCTCTCAATCTCTCTCTGCACTTAACTCTCTCTAGGAGATCACTCTCTTATGTTC